ATAATATGTTATCCGAACGAGGGACGTCGCCCCCTGGAATAGCGTTTGGAACCTTCGTTAGCGAATTGCATCCGACGGCCACCGTCTTCGTAGCTAATCGTCTTGAGGTCGAAGGCCTGCTCCGCTTGGTTGGCCCGATCCTCGGACCACTTTTGGATGGCTTCCGCACGACGACGAGGTAGCTTGCCAAGGACGAGGTCCCCGTTAATGGCTGCACCTGCCAACGCAGAAATTTTGCTGTCGAGTCCGGGGAAAACGTAACCTTGAGGAACTTCCTCGATAGGGACGAATGCCCACCCTTCCCGTAGGCGCGCGGAGACATTATTAAAGTCTTCTTCGGCTCCTGCCCGGAACCTGATCCAACGATACACGAAGGCATCTTGATCTGGCATAGGGGGGATTTCTAGCGCGTTAGGAGGAGTATACTCCATATCTAGAGGATTTTCAAGTGGATCGTCGATGGCGTTGTTAGGGGTTGCGAACATTTTGTTTTTCATTATAAAATCTCCGTATACTGGCTGACGGTCTGCTCGGCACGTTCCTTCTTGGCTTTCTCGCGGGCATACTGTTCGATGCCAATGCCAAGGTGGTTGGCCATCTCACGGTCGGCTTGCGTAATCGAGACGCGAATCTTGCCGGTGGCCGGTGCAGGTGCAGACCTGTTTTGGATGGTGGGGTTGGAGGCAGCTTGCCGGGTTGCCGCAGCAGGGGCACCGCCAAACTTGTGGGGGAACTCCTTCTTGAGGCGACTGTCGAGTTCTTCGAAGTAGTCGGGATCGCTCGGTGTGTAGCCGTCTGCAACCATCTGCTGGTCCAGCACGCGGGCACTAGCAGTTAGGACCGGGTCTTTGTTGAACCATTCCTTGTTGCGCTGATACCACTCAATAGCGGCAGGGGAGGGTTGGCGCCGCCCCGGTTGCTGCTGCTGCTGTTGAGGAGCCGCCTGCTGGGGGGCCTGTTGCTGTTGGGGCTGGGGCCGGGCCGGAATGGAACGGCGTTCCTTCTCGGCTTGGGCCTTAGTGGCGGCGATGGTAGCGATCTGCTGTTGTAGGTCGAAGATGCGGTCGCGGTCGCCACTGTCGTAGGCGGAATCGAAGTCGCGGCGCAAAGCCTGCATTGACGAATCAAGTTGCTTGATATATAAGTCGAAGCCGATGGACGCACCTTCATTAGCTTCGGCTTCAGCTTTTCGGGCACGCGCCTCTACAGCAGCCAGCCGTGACTGGGCTTCGTGTAGTTGCTTGGCGTACTCGTCGCGCTGGTTCTTGAGACGTTGGCTGCGTGTTAGCTTTCGGCGCTCAGAGGAGGTAGGCTCTTGTGAAGATTCGTCTTCTTCGTGATCAGGCTCTTCAACGCGAGCTTTCGAAGGCGCGGGTTCTGGAGCGGCGGGCGGAGCTTCTGGTTCTTGAGACTCTTCCACGATTTCAATGTCGGAGTCTGCTGAAGCTGCTGCTGCGCCGGGATTGTCAAGATCAATTTCTTGATAGCCGGATTCGGACATAGGTTATTCCTTGAAATTGGCGTCGAGGTATTCGGGCTGCTCGACAACGAGTTCGATGTTGGAGGGCTTGATGAGGAGGAGCTTGACGCCCTTCCACCAAATCTTCTGGCCCGTAAGTTTTGCATACACGATGAAGTCGCCGGGCTTGACCCAAGGACCTTTTCGGTATATATCTTCGTCCATGAACGACAGTTCGCCCAAAGCCAGGACGCGACCCACAGTATTGAGGTATTCGCGGTCCTCTCGGAAAGTGTCTGGCAACAGGATACCGCCCGCAGTCTTGCGCCGAATCGGCACAGGTCGGACAAGAATCCCTACGCCAGGAATCCTAGGCAGCGGGGTAGGATCAGGAATATCTTCCTGTGTAACCCACTGGTCGTTCGTAAGCGCCCCGTCAAGGGGCGAGCGGGTAGTAACCATTAGTTCCTTTCCTCTGATGGTGTCGACTGCACAAGATCGTACAGTATCTGCACGGCTGCATTCAGGCCTGCAATTGTGCCGCAAGTCCTTGCATAATCTTCGAAGGACTTTGCGGAACCTCGGGCGAGTGAGTCTTTTTCGCGCTCGACTCGCTTGTTGACTTCAGCTACATACTCTGATAATAATCTCATAAGGTGGGCGCGTTAGCTCGCTCTGCTAGTTTCTTAGCTTGAATATCCGCTAATTTTGCAGAATTGTCAAGTATTTTCCCAGAGGCCGCAATCTGGTTCTGCTTCTGCTTCTGCTGGGCATCTAGCAGCATGCCCGTTTCCTTGAGGTCCAGTTCGCGTTGTTTGAGGGCAATCTTAGCTGCTTCGCGGGTATCCTGCGATTGGATACGGGCACCAGCCATCTGAAGCTCCTGGGCCTGCAATTGGAGCATCTGCTGCTCGGTATTGGCCTGCTGCGCTTGCGGATTGCTTTCAGCGGAAATCTGGATAAGCTGCGTGGCAATCTGGGCCTGGACGTTTTCGTCTTGGATGGGCATGCCCATCTGCTGGGCCATCTGCATAGCCTGGGCTATGAACATCAGGACCTTGTGCTCAGCGATGTTGGCAGTTAGGAGTTGCTGGCCTATAGCGATGGTCGGATCGTTGGTGCCCTGCATCTGGGGTGCCTGAAGGAACGCAGTCTTGACGGCGATGTGGGCTGCGTGGTTCTGACCTAGTTCTGCTTTGATAGGCTTGCCAGACATAGCCGCCTGCACTTCAGTCATGGGGTCGGCGCTGATGGCTTTGGCTTCAGGGTCGATTAGGATTTTGTCGATGCCTTCGGTACCCATAGCAGCGTAGAAGCGCCGAAGTACTTCACGCATGTCATGTAGTTGCGGGAACTGTTGGGCAGTCGTCAGTTCTATTTGGGCCTTGGCAACACGCTGCGACTCTGTTAGGGCGTTGGGGTCAGAAGCCGGGATGACGTCGACCAGCATCGGATTGAAGTCGGTGCGCTGCACAAACTCGTTTTCGGAGCCGACCACAAAGTTGACAGTGTCGGGCAAGTTCTCGTAGTTGAGTTCGCCGATCTGCTTCAGGAACTCGCCCTGCGAGTGGTGGAGGCGCTTGTGAATGGAGGAGTAGAAGCGCTGTGAAGCTTCAAGTAATGCTAAGGTAGTTCCCACGGGGCCGTAGTTGGTGGAGTTCTGGGCAACCTCGTCTGTAGCGTCGGCGAACTTCTGGCCCGAATCCACCATGTACTTCATGAGGTTGAAGAGCGTGGCGGAAGGTTCCTTGGAGGGCAGAGGCAAGAAAGCCTTCTGGAGTTCTTCGGGCGACATGTTGACATCGCGCCATTCACCGAAGCCGAGAGGACTGTCGGTTTGGGAGAACTTGGCGTCTTGAGATTTAAAGCCAGCCTGCCAGTTATTGAATTGGCCAGCATCGACCAGGGCGCGCAAGGCGGCGGTGGAGGAAGCGGCAAGGTCGCCGATCAGGTGGACATAGCCAAGGGCGTAGAAGCCAAAGGCGGGGATGAACTGGTCGACGGTGTACCACAGGCGCTTTTGCATGCCTGTGTCGCCTTCACGCCAGTTCCGCTTAATGGAGTAGACAGAGCCGGTCTTGGAATTGAAGTGGACGATATAGGGAGCATAGCCACCTTCGGGGAGGAGAGGGTCTTCGCCGTCTAGGTCGAGATAGCAGTGGGACTCGCCGACTGAATAGCCTTTGCGTTCGAGGGATTGATCGAAGCCCTGGGCCTTGGCGATGGCTTCGGAGATTTCGTTGGTGTCGAGGGTTTCTTCGCTGTCGTTTTCGGAAGCGGGGATGAAGGTACCAGAGGCGACTAGGTTGTCCATCTTGCGGGTGGACAGTTCCATGATCTCGATGTACTCTTCGGCATCGCGAAGGTGGGCGCAAGCGGGATCGACGTAGAAGTTCTCGACGTGGACGATGGTCGGGTCGGGCACGTTGGTGACGGCGTTCCAGCCCACTTTGCGGAGACCGACGCCCATGAAGCCAACGCGGAAGAGGTTGCGTTCGAGGTCGTTGTAGAAACCCGGCACCTGCTCCGTAAGCTGGTAGTTCATGTAGGAGCGAACGCGGGAAGCGGCTTGTTCGCGGGGCATGTCGACGTAACCACGAACCTTGGTGCGGACGGGGCCTTTAGCGGGCCAGAGTTCTTGGATGGCCTTAGCTTGGAACTTGACCACGTTCTCCATGAGGAGTGGGTGGACGGCGGTGCAGGCACCTTCGACGTCAGTGGTGCCTTCGCCATCGGTGTTAAGGCCCAGCCACTTGACGCCAAGCTTCAGCTTCTCTTCCCACTCCTGGCGCCCATTGCGGAAGTTTTGGAGGGCGTCTTGACGATCAGAGCCGATGTCGCGTAAGACATTGTCTTCGAGCATGAGAGCGAGGTTGGCACCGAAGGACATGTCTACTTCGATTATCTCGTCCTCGGGAATAACCTCTAGGGTTTCCTCGGAGAACTCAAACTCCATATCGGGCAGTTCGGGCAGTTCGGATTCGAGATTATCGGACATGGGTCACTTGGCTCCAGTAGCTTCGGAATGGTTTGCGACGGGCAACAGTGTCGGGTTGGCTGACCGTTTCTTGGGTGAGTTCATAGCGGCGCCGCAAATAAAGCAGGGCCATGACCATAGCATCGACAGCGTCATCATGGGCGCCCTTCGGAAACTCAAGAGCTTCTTGCAGGAGTTCAGAGGCGAACTTCTTGCCGAGGGGAAGCCAGACGCGCTGACGTTCGACGATGCCGCTGACGGCATGGGCACGACTTACTTTATCACGGTCGGGCTGAAAAGGCAACACAGGCAGCTTGTTAAGCTTGAGGTCCTGTATGAGGGATTGGCCCGAAGCTTTGTTTTCGATGATCATCCGGTCAGGCTTAAAGCGGGCATGCTGCTCTTTGGCGGCGGCGCGGAGTTGTGGGAAGGACCATCGGCCCCTGACTTGGTTCAGCAGGATGGCATTGGGTTCTTCGTACTCGTAGCCCTTGTCGTCGGTGTAGGTGAGGTGAAAGATGCCCCAGGTTTGGATGACCGAGAAGTCCGCCTTGGATTTGGTGCTGAAGGCGGTATCCAGGGTTTGGATGATTTCGTCGCATTCGGGCGGATCATCTTCGTCCCAGTCTTGGAAGTCGTCTCGGTTGAAGATGTTGCCGTCTTCGCCCGTGGGCGTCTGCATGTACAGGGCGCCCCAGTCGGAGCGGGAGAGTCCTTCACGGGTGGCAATGAGGTCATCCATTGTGATGAACTCGGGCCAATAGGACTCGTTCTCGGGCAGCATCAGGTAGTCGGCGCTGCCCTTGTCGAGGATGGCAGGGATGGAGATGACTTCCCACTGGTCGACGCGCGCATTGCGCGCAGACTTGTCGAGGAGGTAGCCACTGAGGTCGCGAACATGCCAGCGCGTATTGACGAGGACGATGCGGGAATCGGGAAGTTTGCGGGAGCGGAAGCCGGGGCCATACCAGTTGTTGACCCGTTCGCGCTCGGTGTCGGATTTGGCGGTCTGCTCCGAGAGGGGGTCATCGAGGACGCCCAAGTTGAAACGATAACCGGCGATGGACTTGCCTGCACCGGCTGGCATGAAGGACCCACCTGTGACCAGCTTCCAGCCTGTGACGCCTGACATGTCATCGCGAATGTGGACGCCCGGAAAGATTTCTTGGTATTCGGTGGAGCGGACTAGATCGCGGATGCGGCCAGAGCATTCGACGGCTTTGTCGGTGGTGTGGGAAATCCACATGATACGCCAAGTGGGATGGCGACCCATGCACCATGCTGAGAAGAGCATGAGGAGGACGGACTTCATGGAGCCAGGAGGAAGGGCCAGCATCAGGCGGTCGACGGAACCACGGTCCACGTCTTGGAGGGTGGCGGCAATGGCTTCGATGTGACGGCCATCGCGATATTCGTTCCCGTCCAACATCAAGGGGGCGAGGAGCTTGACGAAGACGTAGAAATCATCTTTAGCCTCCAGTACTGCTTTTTGATGGAGAGCTTCAGCCAGTTCGGCCTTGATTTTAAGGAGAAGGTCTTCTTTAGTTTCAACCGGGTTCATATAGGTTTTTCTTACGTCGATTTTCAGTTGCGGTAATTATTTGCAAATTGCAAGGAACGTGGAGACCACAGACGTATTTGTTTTTAAGGGGGATAATATGGTCGACTTGATGAACAATTCCTGTTTGCTTAGAAATTTTGCGACACTCAAAATAGAATTGTTTGATAACTTGAAGGTCGGCCCACTTAGGGGTTGCATTTAAAATTGATGCACGTCGGCCAGAACAGTGAGCCGCGATCAAAGCGGGGTTGCGTTTGCGATATTCACGAGTTGCCTTATTAGCTGCCTCTGGATTATTGCGTCTGTAGGAACGTGCTGCTTCTCGGCGAGTTTCGGAATTGTTTTGATAGTACTTTAAATCATACTGCTTTAATTTAGGTCTGTTGTCAGAATTCCATTTATTTTGATTAGCACGGGCGCATACTACGCAAGCTTTAGATGCAACAAATCGTTCTGCCGTGTGCCCACGCACACACGGAATTCCGGTAAAAAACCTAGAGAGCTTTTGTTGCTTAGCGTCTATATACGAAAGCAAACGCAATGTTTCAGTGGATTTTAAGTCTGCGCTCAATCTCAGGCTCCGCTTCTTTAAGGATAGACGTCAACTCGCTGATACGAGTATCTAGTTCGGATTTTGAGTAAATAGTTCTATGTGTAATTTCTTTACGTTCTAAAAACATGCCGAGGTACTTGGCGAGGTTTTCCATAGCCCGGTTGGCGTTGGTGAAGTCGCCGCTGCCCATAGCGGCTGTGGCAATGTCGTTGAACCACTTGACGACATCTTCGACGTTGATCTTCATACGGGCTTTCTCCTCGATTTCGAATGCTGTAACTAGGTCGTTGAAGTAGGGGATGGCCAGATTCTTGTTGGCCATCGAGAGCAGGACTGCCGGATTAGCGGTGTCGTATCCGGCGAGGCGCATGGCGCCGCACTTATTAGAGCGCCCGTTCTTAGCGTATTGGCGGGCGAACTCAACTTGCTTGGGAGTGATCGGCTTCATCAGGGCGATCTTGTCCCAGTTGACTTGCCACGTTTCGCGGAGGTGCTCCTTTAAAGTGCGGAGCGCCTCTACGTGATGTTTGCGGATACCGTACTTGGGCTTATGGACGTTCATCTCTTTAAGCTCAATGCGGTATTTGCGAAGCCGGTCCTTCTGCGAGGGCGGATTAGGTTGCTTGGCAGCAGACCGTGCTGAGGCTTCGACTAGGTACTTGGGTCTCTTCTTGGTGGTGATTTTGGGTTTGTATTCTTCGTCACTCATGGAGGTGCCTCGTCATCATCTTGGCGCACGATGGAAATAAGGGAGCGGCCCTTCTGGTGGGCAGCGGAAGAACGCCCAGCATTGAAGAAGCGGATGCCATGCCGTTCGAGGGCAGGACGAATACGCTTGAGTTCCGCTGCGAAACCGTGGGAGGTTTGAGGCAGCCGTTCGCGGGGACCCATATTCATTTCCAACTGACCAATCAAATCCGCATAAGTTCCTGAGAACTCCTTCTGCTTTTCCATCATACGCAACAGCGCTGAAGCCATACCGTGGAACTCCAGCATCTGGTTCTCGGCAGCAGACCGATTGTTCTTATAGACGTTCATAAGACGCCCGGTCTGCCAACCAAAAGCTTCCTCGGCAGCGACGGCCCACACAGCAAATGCAGACATGCGCGGCTTTTCAGCAAGGACTACTTTACCATAGTTTTGAGTAGCAATCAATGCCGCGTTCATGAGGGCGCCCAGCATGCGGGAGTGGTCGTGGTGGAAAGCGTCCCAGAACTCTAGGTCGTCACGCCGCATACGAGGGTCGATGCGGGGAAGGTGTACGTGAATGGAGCGGTCGACAAGGTCGCCACGTTCTACGACATCTGGGATTCCGTTCATGGCGACAGGGCGGCAGACGCGGACTGCGGATTCCTCGGCGTTGGTGTAGAGGGCACGACCGCCTTGGGCGCCAGTGCCGGTGCTGATAACGCAGAGGGCGTCGGACATCTTGTTGGAGATGAAGGAGACGTTGTCGAATGCGAGGACGAAAGAGTTGCGGACCATAGCTTGCAGGTCACGCTGGTCTTCGGGCGGGGTCCGCATGTCGAGGGCATGGGGGTCGATGATGCGGCGTAGGAGGCGAAGGACAGTGGACTTGCCTGAGCCTTGTTCACCTGAAATGGTGAGGACAGGGTAGGGGCCTTCGGGGCGGAGGCAGCCTAGGAGCCACGCGCATAGAAGCATGATAGTGTCGTCATCGGCGACGATATACTTGCGAAGCATGGTAGGGAATTCGGAAGGCGGTGCGTCGAGGTCGGGGTCGACGAGAGGAAGCATGCCTGCGCCGCGCAACATGCGGATGTGGGTCGGGCCTCCGGGGACTCGGTTGATGCCTTCGGCGGTGATGCACCAAGCGTCGTTGGCGTCGTTGCCGATGTCGAGGTAGAGTTCGCCGACCTTGCCGCCCACACGGATGAAGTCCTTGACTTTGCGGCCCTTGGAGCGGACCATGTGAGCGAAGTAGGTTTGGGCGGAATTGAGGAAGTCGCCATTAGGGACAATGCCAATTTGGTCAATGCAGAAGGAAGTGAACCAACCACGAAAGTCGCAGCCCCCGCTTGGGGTGATGGCCATTGTGCGGCGGGCGCCTGCTTCGCAGTAGTCTAGGAAGAGGCGTCCGTCTTCAGTGGACCAAGGAGTGAGTTGGGCTTTCGCGTCATTTAGGAGTTGAACGCGGTTGACTTTGTCGGACATATTGGCTCCTATGTTGGAAGCCAAATATACGCCGGGGTGAGAAGCCTGTCAACAATTTCACCATTCTCACCCAGGTTCGCTGGGCCACACCACTTCCCACGGGAAGCCAGCCTGAGTGGTGACATCGCGAAGCGCCTGCCTATAGACAGCCCAGGCGAGATCGTCTACGGGGGCGTCCGAAAGCTGGGTCCAATCGCAGGCAGCAAGGCGCGCGTTGCGGTCAGCACGGACGGCAGCAGCCTGCTGATCGTCGAGAGCAGTGCAGGCTTCGGGAGGCAGGTCGACGGCTACGTAGTTGGTGTACCACTTGTCACCAAGCATGACGACGCCTTGGCGGACCACGACTTGGTAGCGGGTAGCTACGGGGTAGGGGCCTTCGAAGACGACGTCCCCGCCAAGACCGTTGATGGCGGATTCGGTGAGGGGGACGGGAAGGCTGGTGTTGGGGAACATCGCGCGGAACTCTTGTTCGAACACGATTGCTCCGGTAGATTGGATTCTGATTTCCATAGTGTCCTCTTATGCAATTGCCAAAAATAAATAGTTGCCGCCGAGGGCGTTGAGGCTTGCAGTCGCTGCACTGCTGAGTTCGAAGCCAGCGCTGTAGGTATCAACAAAATCTAGACCCGTAACTTCAACGGCTGTGGAATTTAACAAGAAGTAAGGATCATTGCCTGCGACGATACCACGGGCGGTATCCCAAACATACCACGGGCCAATGGCATCAATACGCTTAATCATTATGAAACGAGCGCCGCCCGTAAAACCACAATTGATTTGAGTAGTTCCACCCATGCCGGTATAAGTGCCGACCTTGGATACGCCTGCGACAGTACCAAACAAGTAAGCAATGTAAGTGGTGGTAGATTCATTTACAGTGATGTTGTTGCCTACTGAAAATACAGAGGCTGTCGGGGCTGTGCTATTCCAAAGTGTATTGGCATTGAAAGCCGCTCCGGTGCTGTTTAGCTCCATGAGCTTAGTAACATCACCATAGTAAACTTCCCATGCATAACCTAAAGAACGGGACTTCACTATTATCAATTGCGGGACTGCCCCTAAGTTATGGCTTATTGTGCGCGCGGCACCCGTCCCGGTATAGCACACAGTATCAAAGAAGCCGGGTGCACGGCGGATCAAGTAATTGATGTATGTGTTAGCGGACGCATTAGCGATGGAATCAGTTGTACCAACTTTAACGCCATCCATTACATCCCAAGGATTTGCTTGAAGAATGGTGGTTCCTGCGGCAGTCTCTGCTGAAGAGCCTGATGCTATTAAATATCCCGTGCCGGTAAGCCTTGAGGAAAACAAAGTTGGATAAGCAGCACCGCGATTCTTAATTAAGATTGTATCATCTGTCTGGCCGCCAGTCACTGTGACATTTGCGCCCGTGCCGGTACGTGCGTTGAGACCGAACACACTTGTGCCCGTCGTCGGCGTCTTCATCGGGCCACGGCGGATGGCGATGTAGATGTAGACGTCTGCATTGTTTCCGAAAGACGCGTCTTGATAAGTAAAACCAGTCGCAGTCGGTCCGATTCCAATCCCTGTAGATTCGGCATTTAATGCTTCGGCCTGAAGTGTCGCACCTCCCCCAGAAGCGGGCATTCCTCTCATACTATCATTTGTAAACCAACTGCCAGATGCAGAGGAATTTTTGAAAATAATAAATTGTGGTTCGTATCCTAAATTTACAGTTGCGCCTGAAGCCACATTGTTAAATGTACCACAGCTAATTACATTGTCCGTACCGTTAAGGCCAAAGCCGCCTGCATTATGGGCAAAGAGATAGGCGACGTAGGAGACACCATTTGCATTTACGTCGGCGTTACCACCAACAGTGAAGACTGAGCTTGTCGGGGCCGTGCTATTCCAGCAAGTGGGATTAGAAGCCTGGGCTGCTGTTGAATTGATGCCGATACTATAAGCGGCGGAAGTAAGCCCTCTGTGGTAAACCTGCCATTTAGAAGTCGCCGCAATGCGCTTTACTATGATGCACCCTGGAACGGCGCCTAGACTATGTGAAACATTCTGGCCCGTGCCATTCCCCGTATAAGTCACAACATCAAAAAACTTCGCCTGCTTG